TACTGCCTATTATAAACCGACTATTATATTTGGTGATAATAAAGCTGGATTGATCCCAACTCAAGGTTCAGACATTCTAGTAAAGTTCAGAATTCCTACAATGATGACGGCGGAAATAATCAGTGGTGCTTTCAATGAAAAGGCATTTACATCCTTGGAAGGAATTTCTGACAACATAGTTGTAAATCTTAAGAACTTTACAAAAAGTGAGCATGGTTATCCTGGTGACTCGATCAATGATATTAGAAAGAAGTTGCCAGCTTATGTGAGAACCCAAAACCGTGCAGTCACAGGAGCAGATTATAAGTTTTTAACTGATAGTTTTGCTTCACCATACGATGGCGTTATTGGTAAATCCAGTATTGTATTGAGAAATCATGGGTGTGCAGGAAACATTATTGACATAATCGTGTTGGCAAAAACTGGATCACACAGATTAATTAAAGCTTCTGACACCTTGAAAGCTTCATTGCTGGAATCCTTGACCAACAGAAAAATGTTTACTGATTACTTGTGTGTGAAAGATGGGGCTATTGTATATGCTGATATTAAAATAAGCGCTTTTCTAAATAAGAATTACAAGAAGTTCGAAAGAGAGATAAAGGGTAAAATAACAGAAATCTTAGAAGTGTATTTTGACTTATCGAATTGGGAATTTGGCCAACCTTTGAAGGAAAAAGATTTGATTAAGTATTTGTCGTCAGTTAAGGAAGTAAAACAATTCGACATAAGTTTTTCTACAAACTTGGGAGTGGAATACAATAACAAAGGTATGGAAAACGTTATTCCCGTTAAATACAATGAGGTTATTAGGCCAGACAACGTTGAAATTAATTTTTCTTATGGTGATGAATGAAGTACACGAGATATACAGATTCTCCTAAAACAGATGACACAATAGGTTTTACCTTAGAGACTTATGGTGATGATGGTGTTTTGCGCAACCCTTATAGTGTAGAAACCATTATTATTTATTACGTTGAAAAGAACAACTACAGAAATGAAAGAGTTCTTGAAATAAAACACTATAAAAGCGAGTTAGAAACAATACATGATAATTTGCAAGAAGTAATTCAAATAGACCCTAGCGAAAAAAATCTGGCGGATTTAAGTAGACTTAAAAAGCGTATGGAAGAAACCGCTATTACAAATAGGTTCTATTATTCTGATGCTAAGACAGTCATAAAAATAGGCAGTCCAGTTTGGAACAATGAAATAAAGAATATAGTCAATTTAGAAGATAGTGAAAACAAGCCAATAAATGGTAAGTTTCTGTTTTTATGGAAACCTACCGACCGCGTGCGTGAAGGAACTTATTTCATTCGTTGGGATTGGCGAAACGAAAAAGGGAAACAAATAAGGTCAGCGGAGAAGTTGTTCACCCTTCATCCTTCTGAGAGCAAAATAAACAGCATTTACTCAAAGTTTGTGCCAAGGGAGAAGTACAATGTTTTGTTTGACAGATACATTCCTAAAATGTATCGAGTAAAGACCACGCCCAATGACATTACGCCTGAAGTTTTGGTTAATTTAAACAAATCAATAGGGCAGTCAATGTTAGAACTTGATGATTTGGCAGTTGGCCTTATTGACATGTTTGATCCTACCTTTATACCTGAAGGCTTTTTGCCAATAATGGCCAACTTCTTCAATATTGAACTTCGCTCTAAAAGTTCAAGTGCTTGGCGAAATCAAATTAAACACGCAATGCCCCTATTCAAGAAAAAAGGAACACTAGCGGGCTTAAGGGAAGCGTTAGATAAAGCTAATGTAAGACTTATAAAGTTAACTAATCTTTGGCAGGTAATTTCACCTTATACCTGGACAGATGGTTTTGTTATAGACAAAGACATTGGTAGTGAAGTAATAGGGCATTTGAGCAAAAGACCAATTGATAAAAATTTTGAAATAACCATAAAATCAGCGGAGACACATGAGTATTTCTTGTTGCCTAACAATATAGCTTACTTGCAGGAAGTACAAGTGCCAGAACCAGCGATAGCGGTATTTTGGAGTGGTAACAATGGCAACCCGCCTATAAAGTTATTCAAAGGCGATGTTATAAAGATTAAGTACAAATATAATAATATACCTGAAGATGCTAAAACAATTGAGAACTATATAGAAAGTTTACCCTTGGCAGACCAAAGGGATGAAAGAAATGTAAAGTATCCTTTAAAAAACTGGAACGTGAAGCTTATTGAAGAGGATGATCCTTTGTTTAATTTGTTAATTCCAGAGCGCAATGCTTTCCAAAATCCAGTGGTGTATGGAAAAATAAGAACTACGTTCCTTTATAGTGAAAAAGCTTTCAATATGGACACATATAACGGAAGCTTATATAGTTCTAATAATCCTTGCGATATGGACAAGAATTTCACAGACCCTTGCAGCGGTGGGCAAAGCAGTAAATTTAATGTTCATTTAGAAATTGACGAAGTTACAGACGAAAAGATACGAGAAGTGAAAGAAATAATTACTGATTATTGTCCATTTCATGCTATTTTGCATAACATGAAGATAAGTAGCAAGGTAACTGATCTTGTCTTATCACCTATTGAAAAAATCAAGAGTGAAGTAAAGAGTAAACAAAAGACAGATAACGGTGAGAAGATTGGTTGTACTGAAGCTATTTACTGTGAAATAAAATATAAAGATGGAAGAAGGATAAATGGGAGGATGGTGTGATATGGGAGATTTAATTAAAACTAAAGGTTTTATACAGGCCAAAATTAAGTATAAAAACACAGGCAAAACTGAAATATTTAAATTCAATAATCAGGTTTTGATTAATGGAAGAATATTTTTGGCCAACAGTTTGTTAGAATCTAATAAAAAATTATGGATTGCCAACATGTTGTTTGGCGATGGAGGTAGTACCAAGGATGGTCCAAAAGAAGTTACGGCAATGCAGGATAGGCTAAATGGAGTTGTTAGATTAAGAAAACCAGTTGTTGCACAAATTGATCCTGAAATCCCTACTCAAGTAATTTTCAGTATAATTATAGGTGAGGAAGAGTGTAATGGTTGTGTTTTAAATGAAATGGGTCTAGAATTAAACAACGAAAGTCTTTTTAGCTTGTCCACTTTTTCTGATTTAAACAAAACCGATCAGATGGAAATACAATGGTTGTGGCAGATAGTCTTTATTTAAAAATATTATCTATTGCTTTTCAGGCAATTTGCATATATAATTTCAGTATGAGAAAGTATATTGAGTTGCCGTTATTAACACCGATGCAACTAGAAATAGTAAACGGACTACTTTTAGGGGATGGTTCATTACACCATATTAGAAACATAAATGGAAATTGGAAATTTGTAACATCACAAATTGAATTCGATAATAAAGGCGTTGACAAAATCACATATATGGAGTGGATATTTAAAAAATTTATGCCATATAGCAGCAAGTTAACAAAATCAACTTGCAAAAATAAAATAAAACATATTGATGGTAAAATAGTAAATTTCTATGGAGAAGGAACTAATAAACAATACTCTTTAACCACACATTGCCATCCTAATTGGACTGAATTATCTAAAAAGTGGTATTTATGGAAAGATGGTGAATTGGTTTTAAGGAAAAACAAAATAATAAAAATAGTCCCAAACAACTTAGTGTTGACTCCATTAACTATTTGTTTATGGTTGATGGACGATGGCTCAGTAGATGCAAAAAGAGGGAATATTATATTAAGTACAAATGGTTTTACCATCAATGAATGTGAATTTCTGGTCACGCTACTAAAAAAAGATATGGGAATCTTAGCAAATGTTAAAACTAAAGTAGACGGTCCTGTTATTCGTTTTGGAGTTGAATCATATAAAAAGTTATTGTCAATAATAAAACCTTGTATTAAGTGGGATTGTTTTAAATATAAAATTGACGACTCGTATGATAAAATCCATCAACAAGGAGAATATCACTCACAAAGTAAATTAACCGAAGTTCAGGTTAAAAAGATTTTTGAATTTTATAATAATGGCGTAGAACAAAAAGAAATAGCAAAACAATTTAATGTCTCACAGCCAGCCATTTCAGAAATAGTTACTGGTAAAAATTGGTCATACATTGGAATTGGTAAACCAGGACGCAAATTCAAAAAATTATCCATAGACATTAAAAATAAAATAATAGAATACGTCAAAGAAGGAAGGAAACAAAAAGATATTGCTAAAGAACTTGGTATAGACCAGTCTACTGTTTCTAAGACATTAAAAAATGTATAAATATAAAAATCTAAGATATGGATTTGTAATTATCTGTGCTGACTGTAAAATAGATTGTCTTAAAAATACAATAAACTCTATAACAACCCTATATCCAACGGCAAAAACTGTAGCAGTTCTAGCAGATAATTGCAAACAAGAAGATTTTGATGACATAGCTAAGCTGGAACCTACTTACCGAGGTGGAATACAGTTGTCATCAATGATTAATGCTGGAATGCGGCATAGTTGTGATGAGTGGAATTTTATTATTATATCAAAAGGGTGGTTGCGGGGGCGAATTGATACAAAATATAGTTATTTTATTGAGTCAGAAAAAGATATACTTTTCCCAATTCTAAATAGAAAATTAAACTTTATTGACGCGGACCTTAACGGCATGTTTATCCATAAAAAATCATTTGTAGACATAGGAGAATTTATTAACACCAAATCATTGGAGGTAAGTAAGACAATATGGAGTTTTTCCGCAGTTGAAAAAGGTTATAGATTTAAAGGTATTGTCGGGGCTTATATTTAGTTTTTATGGTATGGCACATAAGGTTCATCAGATATATTTGGAAAATATTTAATTAAATCTTCATACGAATTTACTATTTTAGTACAACACCCTAAAGCCCACCAATTCATATTCTTGAGATTATGTTGATTACCATTGATGATGTATAATTTTTTATTTAACAAATAACTTTCTCCCATTTCATGGAATGTTCCACCGCCTAAATAATCATCATATAAACATACAATATTTTCCGACATTTTAACAAAATATAAATCTCTATCAATTATTATTCTCATATTCTTTTGGAATAATTCAAAGTTATTATTCATTGAGTCTCGCCAACCATCATCTAACAATAAACAATTTTCCTCTTTTGTTGGGTCAATACAATAATATCCACGCTGATTTAATAGTTGTTTTATATTTCTTCTCCACTTAACTCCCCCATCTGGGCTCCTTTGCATACCTCCAGCTAAATATATTACATGTTTTCTTTCAGAGTTTAAAATTTTATATAAAAAGCATGGTAAAATATGGTATTTTATTATTTTAGTTAACTTTGTTGAATTTTCGTGATCGAACACATGGGCATAATAATACTTTGCGTATCTTTTAGAATGTAGTTTTTTAATTTTTGTGTTTATATCAAACTTTGATTTAAAATAACCAGATATTATATCTCTATCTTCATCTGTAAAACCTTGCGTACACAATACATAGTTAGAACCATTTTCAAGATAAGCATCATCTTGAAACCAAACAGCTAATGATAGTGGTGTGAGTTTATTCAAAAGCTCAGCTGTTACAATTTTTATGTTATTTGGATATAATTCATTTCTAAGAGTTTTTAAATAATCTAAAGATTTAGTTCTAAATCTATATTTATTTTTAGTAGTTTTTTTAATATCGCTTGCGATAGACAACATTTTAGAATGCAGCCAATATATGTATGAATATTGTTTTATAGAATGTGAAATTTCCATTGACCCATAAATGTTAATGTGTGCGTCACCCATTATTGTGCCATTTATTATTTCTTTTTGTTCTTGAGTTAAATTTAATTCATTTATAGACGAGGTGACATATCTGCTAATTCCTAATTTTTGTCTATAACGGCGAACAGTTTCTTCGTGGAAACCATATTTTTCACCTATTGTTTTATCGGTTTTGTGTTTTTCGATATAGTCTTCCAACAAATTATTTTTTGTTAGTATTTCATTAATTTTTGGTTTTTGCATAACTTTCTCTTTTCAAACTATT